CTTAGTCAGCGGTCTGCAAAACCGTGTACGGCGGTTCGAATCCGCCAGGAACCTCCTGTAGTGGAAAAAGCTTCGATCAGAAATGGTCGGAGCTTTTGTCGTTTATTGACTATCAGAAAGTTAACTACCTTTCCAATTCCAAAAAAAATCGTGCGGTGTAGCCCGATGTGTATCTCGCAATGTTAAAACAATACGATTGTAGCACATGATAAACATAAAAACATACCTTCGTCAATATAGAAACAATACTGCCGGTATCGTATGGATTTCATTTTACGTACAGAGACAAAAGGTGAATTTCTCTACCAAAGTAGCTGTGTCCTTGAAGAACTGGAACGAGAAAAAGGGTATAGTGACTTCCGGTGACAAGCAAGCTGCAGACAAGAATCTGATTATTGAAACCATCCTGGCACGAATTAATAATGTGTTTGTAAAATACCGCCTTCGGGATAAGAAACTGTCTCGTGATCTCTTCTTAAGAGAATACAACCGTCCGAGTGATTATCCTACATTCTTTGATTTCGTCCGGGAGTACATGAAAAAGATTTCGCACCGTACGGAGTTGACCACCCTTCAGACCCACATGAGCGTCATACGGAAGATAAAGGACTTTAATGCAAATCTGACTTTTGATGACATCACACATGAATGGCTGGATGTTTATTTTACCCATTTACGGAAGGAGTTAGAGAACAATGCCAATACGGCTTATAAGAATATGGGAGTATTAAAGAAATATGTATTGGCCGCGTATAAAGCTGGATACATGACCGAGAATCCATTTGAGGACTGGTCTATCAAAAGAATATCTTCCACTTGCGTTTACTTGAATGAGAACGAGTTGGGTAGACTTGTGTCGTTATATAATTCAGGTGAGTTGGATTACAAACTACATAAGACATTGGAGTTTTTTCTGTTTCTGTGCTTCAGCAGCCTGCATGTAGGAGATGCGAAAAAACTCCGGCTTGAGCAATTTACCGAAGATCATTTCACTTACTTCAGAATGAAGCTTCGTAACAGTAAGCCGGAGCCTATACAGATTCCGATTTCTGAACCACTTCGGAACTTGCTGTTCAAAATTGTCGGTACGAGGAAAAAGGGGCCTTTGTTTGAGGTGATTCAGGCCGACCAAACGATGAATCGTAATCTGAAGGATATTGCCGCTATTGCTGGGATTGATAAACCGATCACTCATAAAGTAGGGAGGCATACTTTTGCGACCATTTATTTGAGGCATACTAAAGATCTTGCAGCACTGAAGGAGCTTTTGGGGCATTCGGACATAAAGGAGACATTGGTTTATGCGCACGTCATGGATGAAAGCAAACGGGAAGGTATGCAATGTTTTGATACGTTCGAAATCTAAAACATAGCTTAAAAATTGTACAATCGTGCAAGGCTTGTATAATATCCTGTAAAACAGCACCTTATGTGTGTACGATTTTTGTACAACTTTTGTACAAACCTTGCACAGATTCTCTATGGTCGAATAATAACGTTGCGCATAAAGTTTTCAAATTCACTCCTAACATCAAAACAGGGACATGCCTTGATGTATTCGGTTGGTTCAACTTCGCCACTACCGTTCAAATCGGGTGATGTGTCTCGATGGCCGAGTAATTCAATAATAGGGTACTCTTTACAGAGTTTTGCCACCAAATTACGTAGCGATTCTTTCTGCGCTTCTGTACGGGTATCGGCCGGCTTACCGTTGATATCTAATCCACCGATGTAGCAAATACCGATACTGTGTTTGTTGTAAGACAAGCCAGAAAACCCTTTCGTATTACAATGTGCTCCATCAATGGATAATGGTCGGCCGTTTTCTACTGTTCCGTCTAAATCAATCACGAAATTATAGCCGATTTGGTTAAAACCTCTCTGCTTGTGCATACGGTCAATATCCCTTGCACGTAAATCTTGTCCGGCTCGTGTGGCTGAGCAGTGGATGATAATTGCATCAATTGTTTTCATTCTATTTTGAATCATTATACCTCTTCAATTTCAATTATATTCAACGGTGCATAATAATAAGTTCCTGCCGATCCGACACCGAAATCAATCCGTAACATCCCGTTTTCCCCTACGGTTACCGTAACAGGTTCGGTAAGGTTGGCTATATTGTTCTGCACACCGGATGTGGGTAAGGTGAATGCCTTCTCATCTGTGTCTGTCACAGCTTTGTATGACAGCGCTTCATTGGGAATGACCCGCTGTGCCCAAATGGTGTTGGTGAAGATGCGAACCTTGTAAGTTCCTGCAGGAAGCGTAAACGTGATGCTTTCGTTCTTAACAGCATTGGCTCCCATGGCTGAATTGTGCCACAGGTATTCATCGGGGTAAACCCCGCTGTCGTCACCGGTAACCGCACCCTTTAAAGTCGCGCTGGATATCATTACACTCGAGTTAGTCGAAGGTACTGCAGTACCTAACAATTCACCGAACGTATCATAAATATGGCGTGATTCGGTTATTGCAGCCTGCGACTGGAACCTTGTAATACCCGTTGCTGCATCATAAACAGAGGTAGAAGACGGGATTTCAGCCTTACTCCACCCAAGCGATACAATGGCCTTACGTGTACCGGCTTCCAGTACTTCAATAGTGTCTGACCTGACCTCCGAAAGGGTTCCGTCCGGAGCCTTGATCTGACAATAGACCGTCTTAACACCCAATCCTGAAGACAATGAGAATGGAACCTCACTGATGAAATCAATCCATGGCACTTCCGACAGATCCGGGCTTTCACCCAGCCTGTATGAAGCCGGGGCGGTAAATCCGTCAAACACGATGGTTATTTTGACCTCTTGCTTAACAGTGCTGTCGGCATTGTTGTTGATAAGAATGGAGTTCAATCCGAAAGGTCTGTTTAATGCGTCCACACGCTCCTGATATGGCAGTCTCAAGTCATCGCTAAGTCTGGATATCATATATACGGCATCCTCCAGCGTGTCCTGTGAGGGCGATGCTTCAAACGCAGCCACATATTTCTCGGCCAAAGCGGGCAATCCTTGATTGCAGTTCAGGTTGACAAGCAACGTGCCGTCAGCCTGAACGCCGGAGGCAAGATAATAGAGTGTATTCTCTGAGGTAATGCTCTTTACGTTTGAGAAATCAACTCCTGATAATTGCAATGTCATCTCATATCCCTGCCGGAAATTTTTCATGCCCGCAAGACGCAGGCTTATAACCAGGTCGGTTCCGTCATTGCCGACATTGACTGTCGAGAAATGGCGGGTAAAGATATACTCATAGATTTCCTCAAGGGGGGCAATCCAGATGCTGTCATTGCCTCCTTTGCCATAAGTATCATACAGGTAGTCCAGGAAGGGCTTCACTTCCGTTTCCCAATCAATGAACTTACTGTTTCCCACCTCGATGTTATGCCCGCCTACATTCATCAGGTAGGCGTTGTTTTGAGTGTAGGCATAGTCGGCCTTTTCCTTTAATTGCCCAAGCGTATAGTTGTCATATGTAAGGCGGTTCATCAGGCTTTGTTTGTGTGAGAAGAAACCGTCCCTTAAACCACTCAGGCTGATGCCCGTATCTTTTATCAGGGTTGACATCTGGTAAATATCCGGATTATCATTACCGGCAGATTTGAATGCCTCCGGGTCCTCCTCACCGGGGAACAACAGCAAAAAGGGTGTGAATCCGAGTTTGGACTTGACCTCCTCATTACACATCCGCACTGCTACCACTGCCCCCTCCGCATTATAGCCCCCGGCTCCATGATTCTGAACCCCGTTTCCGAAGTCTATGAATTTCTGCATCTCTTTCAAATGGAAATACAGGCTGCCATTGTAGGTATATTCCAGTGTTGGCGTCTTTCCGTTCAGATGACTGATGAATCCGGAATTGAAGCCGAACCTTACATCACGTCCGCAACCGTCTGTGTAACATAGGAAGCGTGAGGGAACCGCCCCTGTCGTTTTCACCATTCCGTCATGGAATACCCTGCTGTCATCGACCCATTTCTTGTTGACATAGTTGAATATCCTGCTGTACACATAAATCAACGAGTCATCCACCGTCCATGAAAAAGCGAACCGTTTGTTATACTTCAGTTCCGGCATGACGGCCTGTATGCCCGAGACATCCCCTTCCAGCTGAGAGAGCGGAATACGCAACGTGACATCGCTGTAACGCACCGTCTCGGTATAGGCTATCGAAGCCGACCTCACCTCGGACTCGACATTGTCATTCTTCACCTTGACATACAGTGTGACAATGCGGCTGCTGCCGGTAATCGTATAGCTAAAACTGTCTCCCGCATACTCCTGCCATTGAGCGTCTGCAAACGTACTGTCCTCGCTGACCATGTAATATTGCGGTTGTTGGAGATCATACGCCATATCCACTGTTATCCTGTCGAATATCGTAGATGTCGCACCTCCATTGACAGATATGCCTGTGAGAATGGTCGGCATATATATATACTCTATCCCGGCACTGACAATTTCCGATATCTCCGTATTGTTGCGTACCTGCGCATACACCCTGTGTTGCCCGTATGTGCCGTTAAGCGTATAAGTAATGTCCGGAGTCATTTTCTGCCAGGACGCGTCCGCCAGGTCCGGTTGCAGCCCGATACGGTATTCCTTCGCACCGCCGGTATAGTTCATCCGTACATTCAAATCCGGCAGGTATGTCATGGAAGCGCCCCCGTTCAGCAGCAGCGAGTTCAACGTAAGGCTTATTATCTCGATATTCGGGGTGCGGTACTTACCCATATATGCTCCCACCGGGTATGTGGACGGGAACCAGTTTTTGTATCCCCGGAAATCAAACTTGAAATAATCGCCTTCACCTCCTTGTATTAACGGGCTGTCTGCGGAAATGTGCATGATCCCGTTCTCGGAATCGGCTATTCCATAGCCGTCGACGGCTCCGTAGTCTATGACTGCGCTGTCTATCCATACATTGCCGCTTGCCTGCTGTTCCCACTGTTCAATCGTGCCCGCCGCCATATTCCCGAACCGGACAGTCTTATATACGATAAAGTTGTCCTGCGTGTACACTCCCATGATTTGGGACGTGTTGCGGCCATTCAAGGCTACTCCGTTACAAATGACGGTGTTATTGTGTATGAGGATACGCATCCTGTTCTCCGTATGGGAACCGTCCGGGTCTTGCTCAGGGGTATCGACAGAGAATAGGAACTGGATGAAGCCTGTTCCTTCCGATCCTCCGGAAACGATATTGTTGAATACCTCCACATCACCTAAGGGACCGACCTGGATTGCCGGGCCATTATGTCCCTTGATAATATTGTTGTAGCATTTACCGCTGATGCTCTGTATGGATATGCCCGACATCTGGTCTTTATCACCCCGCCATGCGCAGTCATAAAGCTCATTGTAGCATACCTCCGCGTCGCGTGCATTGGATAGCTGCATCGCGTCATATCCGTTGTGTTCCATCACCAACCGGTATATGCGTGTATTGGTCAGGGCATGGGCACGATATGATACCTGCTCGCCGGCGCTATTGGTCCCGGTCTTGGTTTCCGGTGTAAAATAGCCGATATAGAAACCCTCGCCATGTGTATGGTGGATATGGCAATGGTGTATCAGCAGCCTGTTCATCTCCCAATTACCGAACCAGTACCATGGCCGGTTCACGTCCGGGTCCGTTTTCGCCATGATGCCGGTAAAATCGTTGTCACACAGCTCAAGTTCAAACAGCTCTACCTCCGCAGTGCCGTTTAACAAGAAAACATTGGTTTCCGCAAACTCTTTCGGACTGTAACGGTGGATATAGAGTCCCTTTCTGATATTCTTGTATCCCCGTCCGTCCAGCACGATATTGCGACAATTACCGTCAAAGGAAATCCCGGAATAGTTCCTGAACGGAATCTCATAGGGCGTATTCCGGTTAAACGTAATGATCAAGGGAGCTTCCCAAGTGAAATTCGGGGTTCCGTTTTTATTGGAAATGCTTGTCGGACTGTTCCCCTTTAGCGACAGGCGTCTGGCATATCCCGGATCGGGTTCTTCGGGATCGTCCAATAAGACCAGTGTCGTACCGGCGGGCAGGACACTGATGTCTATGCTGTCGTAATAAGACGACAGGTTATCCTGTTGCCCGGCAGGCACCACCATTTCCGCATAGCTCAACCCGTATCCTGTATTCTCCCACAGGCGGATATAGAACTGCCTTTGTTGGTTGCCGCTGTAAGTGGTGAAACATTTAGTGGAAGGGATGTCACGATAGCCTGCGGTGCGGTCGGCCGGTTCCGGTGCCAGACGCGGCGTGACCGTAATCAGCTTGTTGATGCGTTTGCTGAACGTCGTGCCTGTGGAGGTATCGGCCACATCCACCTCCACATCATAAATGCCCCTGTCGGAAGGCTTTGACACGAAGAATTCCGCATATTCATAGCCTTCGCCCTGTGTGACATTTGTGAACGTGGCAACAGGGTTGCTTTCCTCGTTTTCCCTGTAAACGCGTATCACAACCGTATGTGCGCCGGTATATCCATTTTCCGGATAAATACATATCCGGGAAACCTCACTGTCTGTACGGACGATCTCTTTGTCTGCCTTTACATCAAAGTAGGGCAGTCCCTGTGCCGCCATAGCATATACCGTTTTCTGTACGGCGGCTGAAAAAAGGGAGTTCCGGCCGATGAATCTCTGCCGGAGTTCACCGGGGCCTACTATGTCCACCTCCTTACTGTCCCTGTTATGGAGCAGGCTGCCGGCTGAGTTTACCGTTTGTCCGTCACCGTCCTGTATCTGCCACTCAGAGGTCTGTCCCCATTTCGTTGTCGCATCTATCCGGATGGTCTCTCCTACAAGGGGAAAATAATTGTCTATCAAGGCAGATGCAAGCACCTTGCCGATGGAAACTTTCAATATGTCATTGTAACGTTCTGCCATGGTCAATCAATATTAATGGTATATAGTTCGTCTGTCTGATACTCGCCATATGCATCCACTTCCGGAAAGGCGTGTACCAGTGCGTATCTTCCCAGCGCAAGGGACTTGTGCTGCGCACCTTCAATCCTGAACCGGACAAACCTTGAACGGTTGAGCGTATTGTGCGTTAGCATCAACACGCTGTCGGCAACGGCCATATATTGCGCCGTACTATTAAAGGAAGCTTCTCCTGTCAGGTCTTCTCCCGTATAGCCTTCGGAGTCATCCCCGGCCTCATTTATCAGCGTCCCTTTCAGGTTGCAGCATCCCCGGCTGTTTGCCGATGCCGACTTCATCTTGTAGTCATAGTCAAACTCCGGCACATAGGTGTCGTTCGCAGGGTATTCCGCATCCTGTGCTTCCGTAATGGCATATGTCAAACCGCCCTGTTCGATGTCAAGCAGCTTTTCTTTTTTGTTCACCAGCCGCGTGCCCACCTCATAGCCGGCCTTCAGCAGTTCGGAAAGGTTGTAGCTTTTTCCGCCATTGACGGTGATGCTGTCATCCCGGCCGTTTTTGTTCTGCACAATGGTCAGGGCCCCGTAGGTCTGCCCCGTAGGAACATCCTTAATGGGTATCTTATAAAGGTTATAACCGCTGTGAAGCTCGCCGAGGGTGTCGAAAAGATACATCCTTACTTTACCGGAAGTAAGCGAGGCGTCCGGATCGACCACTATATTATTATAAATATATGCCTTGCGTACATCATTGGCCGTATATCTGATAATAAACTGGATATAGTTGCTGCCGCCCATCCACATCGTGTTGTTCGCCAGCCTCACTTCCGTCACGTCCGTACTGGTCGAGAACAGTTCCTGAATCCATGTGAAAATAGGGTTATTCACCGTATTGACAATAAGATTGGACTCTATCTCCAGCTTCCGTATAGCCGTATTGGAGGACATCTCGATAATTCGTGCCCCTCCATGTATGTAGTTACGCTTCAATGCTATGCTGTCGATCCCGGAGAGATACAGCAGGCTTTCGCGGAAACTGGTGCCGTCCAGTTCGTTGTCCTCCAGAATCAGCCGGTGACCGTTGGTCACATTGAACAGGCCCGCATGTCCCACCAGGGCCATTCCGGTGGTAAAAAGCCCGCTGATCTTGTTTCTCGAAAATACGGTCAGGCGGCTGTTGGTCATATTGAATGTCAATCCGCCGTTATTGCTGAACCTGCATCCTTCCACTGTGGTATTCTCCGTATATTTGGTAGATACCGAATAAGTGGCTACCGACTTGCCGTTGGAAGTTGAGAGACCGTCAAAAGAGCTGTCTGTGATGAACAGGTTGCGGTTAAAAGAATCATTGCCTCCTACCGACATCACAGCGGCTATCTCATCGGGAGTACCCGCATCCACATAGTTGCAGAAGTTGGTAAATGATACGGATTTGATGAGGATGTTGTCAACATTGTTCAGCCGTATTCCTCCCAGGCTTGCGCAGTCGTAAGTCAACATTCCGGCCCCGTCTATGGTCAGCGTGTGCATCCCGCCCTTATTCCAGTCTTCCAGTACGGCCAGCCAGATGCGCTGGTTGGTTGGCTTGGCGGTATCCTGCTGCAGGCGCCTCTCCTTGGCCTGCTTCACACAAGACAACGTCACATCCTGCGTAAGTCCGTCGGGATAGTCCGCTTTGATGGCGTTGAGCGCTATATGGGTGGAAGAGTAGAAAGTTCCCGGCAGGTCGCTGCGCTCCAGAAAGTCAACGGGCTGTTCTTCCTCTTTCACCATGATCCACAGATACATTGTGTTGTCTTTATCGACATTGGTGAATGTATAGCTGTCAACAGCTCCCTGGCTGACGCCGTTCACGTTCAGCCGTTCCACTTCATAACCCTCCCGGGGATGTATGTCTATGGTAACGGTACCACCCTTACGGACCAGAATAATATATTTGCTGCCGTCGGGAGAGAGCCTGAGGCTTGTTGCGTCACCGGAAGCGGTCACTGTGGCCTTGGCAAACTCATTGGCGTTGAAATTGAAACCCAGTGAAATTTGCCAGGTTTCGACAGGGCTTTCACCGCCGCCGGCGGACTTGATGACTTCGTCCGTAGCATCCCAATAAATGGTTTCGTTATCTATATGCCGTTTCAACATCTCGATGAAAACGGCTTCTCCGAGCTGCGGGGCTATACCGGTATTCACCCATGCCGTATCCGCCCATTCATATACAGTACCGGGCCATGGAATACCGACGAAGGCGTATTCACCGGTCTTGCCCGTAGGATACTTCTTCAGGAAATGGGATTTCGTAGAGAAATACCCCTTGCAGAATGTAAGGATGGAGGCATGGCGCAGCTTCATCAGCTCCAGCCGTATCTTCTCGAAATTGGCGTTGATGAAGGCGGCGACATCGCCCCAGCGTCCGTCTGATTGTATCGTATTCAAATCCATGTCAGTTCCTTCTGTTCAATAGATAATAGACTCCGTTATAATAGTACAGTTCAAGCACGTCACCTGCCGCCATGTCTAAATATTCAATGCGGTTGTCGTTGTTGTCGTGCATCTCGCCCGTCGGTCGTTCCCGCTCCTGAAAATTTATACTCACTTTTTCCCGGGGACGGGAGCTGATCCGGAACGTTGGATTCAGGTTGATTTCTCCGATTCCAGAAATATCAGGGTAAATACGGCTATCTGCGGCAATGAGCGTTATTTTGAAACCACAATCGGAGATACCTTGAGTGTTCAGTTCATCGCGTGTCGGCAGGTCAATGGTATAGGTATAATTTTCCAACCCCATATTCATTTTCAACAGGATAGTGGTACTCTTGCCGATCTGGTTAATAATGGTTTTCCTGACTTGTGCATCAATTGATTCCTGACCGCCACCGACTACGGGAACCCATAAATAACCAACCTTTTCAAAGACTGCATTACCGCCGGACATGGCACCGTTTTCGTTGATGGTCAGGTTTCCTATTTTGGAGCCCAGCTTGGCGTTGAACTTGCCTGCTATATCCAATACCTTATTGACGTTGTCCCAGCTGATATTCCCGGCACACAGCGACCAGTTCAGGAGTTTGTCCCATTTGGCGAAATACATGTCATCGGCTTTACCGATCCAGCCGCTGCCGTCCTTGTCGAAATGGGTCACGCCGTCCCCCATATCGACCGTTCCTTTGAAGTAACCGTCAATGGCATAGAGATAGCCTCTGACAATTGCATCGCTCAAAACAATACGGCCGCCATGTGTGAGGACGGTCTTGACATATTCGGACAGTTCGCTGTCGCTCATGTTCAGGAAGGCCATAGGGTCATCCTTGCACTTGGAGATGGTCCGGATCGCCTTTTCCAAGTCGCCGCTACCCCAGAGTAGGGGATCGTCGTCATCGTTATACACACCGGAGAAACCGCCGGTGACTTTCTTCAGCTCACCGTCGGTATAGTTGCCTACAAGTATCATGGACAGAAGTCCCAGGCCTCCGATGAATGTGGACGAACCCTCGCGTATGGCATCGGTTAGGTATTTCAGTGCTTCGAACTTGGTTTCAAGGCTGTTGTTGTCCAATGGTGACAAGCTCCATACGGAAAGGACGGTTCCGCGCTCAAGCTGTATCTCCGTTATCGTGCATGAACCGCTGAATGTAATTTCTGTATCGGGTACGGCAGTAAAATGGAATACATAACGGTCATATTGGGGCTTGAGTTCCTGTATCTGTTCCAGACCCCCGACATTAATACCGACGGAAGAGCCTTTTGCCTTGAAAGACAGGATATATCTTTCTCCTTCCATAAGCCGGTAATAGAGCGTTTGAATTATAACGCCGGTAGTCAGGGTGGCAGAATGTCCGGTCGCACTCTCGCTGTCCTCGTAATTGATAGTCACATTGGTTGCAGCCCACCATTTAATGGATTGATTGTACAGTTCAGTTTCATCCGTAACTTCGGTGGCATCCTCCAGCTTGGCGGAATTATAATCGCCGGAAAACCCGGAATTACGGATGAGGTTGATTTTTCCAAACTCCACATCTGTGAAATTTTCAAAGCCGCTACTGCCGGGCGACATATGGACTTTACCACTAAAAATATTATCGCCCGGCTTTAACTGGGTTTCCGGTTCGGGTAATGTAAATGAGTTGATACCCGTATATTGACGGTTATATGGAGCGCCTTCCCCTGCACCGGCTTGAATAATGGCGGTTTGTCTGTCCGGATCATCATCTCCACGATACCCCAGCTGTACAATCTCATCACCTGCCAATGGAGCATCACTTCCCGCAGCACATACTGTTTTGGAAAGGTCTATATACCCTTCAACAGTATCCACTGTATCATCAGATATACCAACCACCAAACGCCACAGAAAATGATTGCCGATCTTGCCGTCTGCTTGTTTTTGGAGGTTAAAAGTCTCCACTATTCCCTGATCGTTTACTTTCCATGTATTATAAACTGTACGACCCTCTGCATCTTTACGCTGAAAGAAACAACGATAATAAGTCTCTGTCTCCTCCACTCGAGAACAAATCATTTGTGCAGCCGTCTGAGTCTGCTTACCCCCAATATGACTATTCTTTTGGATTTCCACCTCTTCAGCGGTAAACTTACGACGAAAATGCCCGTAGTCCACTTCGAAGTGCCAGTTGCCGTCTTCATCCTGAAACAAGCCTGATCCTTTTGTTCCCTGTGAGAAATCTTTGGTTTCTAATCTTCTGGATATTCCTGCTTCATCAGCATAGCCGGCTTTGACTTTCCGATTGCCAATAAGAAGGTATTCATTGACGGCGGACAGTAAATCCAGCAGATCCATATTATGATGTTTATGCCCGATTCCACCACTGCCACCGGAACCGTTAAGCTCTAATAGAGATATAATAAAGTTACCGATAGCTGCTGCGGTTGTGGTTCCCCATTCTTCGGAATATGGGTTCTGGATCGGGAATAACGCCCCCTCGGAAAGCGGAACTATTGGAAATTCAGCAAGCCGAGGGGGTACCGTAAAAGACCCTACATCCGGAACTGTAATATTGAGAACTTCTGCCGGTACTTGAGTACGTGGAAGATTTAGTAGGGGACGGGCATCGGCATATTGATATGTGAAAGTGTAGTTTGAAGGCAATACACGCGGCTGGGATGTTACGTCACTTTCAACTACAATAATAGGGCGCAGATAATTTCCCGTATATATGTATTTCTTTTGGGAGGGGAAAAAATCAAGAAACCACCGACTTTGTTCCTGATTTAGATACCCGGTATTCTTTTTATATTTCCTTTTCGTATCAATATTATATTCAATACTTTTTTCTTCAACTTCCGCAATACTGTGAGTATGCTCAGCTTTTAATTCGGTAGTTCCATAGGCACGAAAAGTGTCGATACCTCCCAACGAGTTTTCAAATAAAACCCAATCTTCCTCATTAGATTTAATGACATCGGCATAATACCTTTGGATATATGTAAGGCGATGTCCCGAAGTGTTTTCAATCCATACATCATAATATGAAGGTAGGCGATGTTCTAATAGACCGGTAACGACAGCATATTGCAAAGGAATGGTATATGCTTTCCCTTTAACAAAGTCTGCCAAATCGATTTCTTTAGATTCTGGAGTAGCATTGTCAGAAAAATAGGCTTTTAACTTGGCTTTGCAGGCAACAGGTGCATAGTACGTTAAAAACTCCGGAGAATAGTAGGTTACAGCTTTAGAGGAGGGTTGCCAGGTGAGGAAGTTAAGCATTAAGAAATTAGCTGCGTTATCAGTGAATCGGTCAACACCGGCACGAATAGCCCGAAAGGCTACTTCCGTACTCTCGTTTATCACAGCTGTAAAATCTCCAACAAGCTGGGACTGTTCGTAAATTAAGCTGGTGTCTTTTAGTTGGAAAGATAAACGGTTATGTATAATGTCTCGGACATCAATCTCGACCAGGCCATTGGCAGGATCGTATCTGTGTGACACAATTTCTTCATTCCCTTGCTTTAGGACAAATGAAACTTGCTCTGTTGAACTAATCAGAAATTTTTTTGTATTGAGACTTAATGAAAGCTCTTCCGGTTGTTGGAGTATATTCATTGCGTATTCTTTTGAGACGAAATTAGTTGGTTCTGTTTAACTGCTAAAGGACAGCTTTACGTTGACAAATCATCCAGAATTTGACTAAATAATGTGTGAGACCACCCATTAACCCTGGCTGTTCTAAACAGGTCGTTCGTTCATAATATCTTTTCCCGGAAGCTGCTAATTCCGCAGATGGTCTTATGTTGGGATAAACAGGTTTGAAGGTGGCATCTTTATACTCGGAACTTTTGTATTGTTCTTCAGTAATACGTTCACAGCTACCCTGTGCTATCCATTCATATTCTTGGGTGGGTATTATTTCAGAAAACGATTTTGCAGATGTGATTGGCTCGTATGAATTTAAAGTCAGGAACTCTGATTCCACAGGTTCTTCCTTGCCGCCAATTTGATACGTGAGTCGGTTAATCAGTAATTTTTGATTTTCAAGGACGACTGGGTAATGAACGGGTAATGTCCTTTTTAGGTTGTCTGGTAATAGAATTTTTGCCTTAATTGAATGTAAGGAGTTGCGTAATATGTCATCGTATGGACGATAAAATTTTTCGAATAGACCATCCGGTCCGTTGTAGCAAAGGGAGTAGTCATACATACGGGAGTATCCAGACTCTTGTCTGTTCCGTCTATAATTGGTAATTGTACCGTAAGGCATGCCTGCATCATTGTATGCAATGGCGAGCATGGGTTTCAGCTCTTCGTTTTCGGTAATACTATCAGCATCTTCTTCGGATGTGGGGGTAACAATCTTTGAATTGAGAAATCTTGCGTTCCCGATGTATAAAACGTAATTATAGGCTAATTCAAACTCTCGAAATTCAGGTTGCATATCAGGTACGCTTATTTCTTCAGTTTCCAAATCTCCACCGGCATAATATCTCATGGAGGATGGGGATACTTTTTCTCGAACCTGAAAATAGAATGGCTGGTAAATCATAAGGCCATAATACATATATCCGCATCGGTAGAAGTCTCCAGTTGCTTTGTCGTATTCAACTGTTGAGTATTTTGCAGCCAAATCAGAAAGAGATTTTTCAGAAGATACACTATTTGCATCTGAAAGACTGTTTTCGGAAGACAGGATAAGTTGTTTGTATGATTCAGGAAAGGATATTTCAGGGTGTCCTATCAAATAAGGTGATAAATCGCATGTTGGGTTCTGCTTGATGCATTCTTTGAACAATTTTATATCGATGGTTTTTTCTGTTTCGTTTGGTATAAATTCGCAGAAAAACTTTTTACGGAATACTTCGAGAATAGTACTGCACATACAATCCGGTAAGAGATCGACAATACGTATTGTTCCGTTGACAAGTGAATCGGCGCAGGTATTGACAAACACCATATCGGGGAAAGGGGATGTGCTTGTGAAAAAATTGTCGAGCAAAGTATAGCCAAAATATTGGAAGATACGTTTAAGAAGGTAGTTTGCTTTAATAAATGGAGAAATGTAAAAGCCGGGAGATATGTCTATCTCTGTATTATCAACCGTTTCTGTGCGTACAGTGGCATTGTAGAAATCAGGTGTATATCCGGATAGAATTTGGTCATGCCATTTTCCCTCATTATCTTGTACACCATAGCGATTCAGATGTTTGTAGCTATTGTTGTTGTCGCTGATTAATACCGGAAAGATTGCATAATTCGGATGTGTACCGGTTATGAGTGAACGGCAAAAGTTAATCCCTTCTGCAATGGAACTGACTTCTGGTATAACTTCATCACCGAAGATTTCTTTCAGGCTCACATCGGATATTTTGGCAAGAAAGGCACCTTCATTCATATAGAAAGATGTGGATATGTTACCATGCCGTTGGGCACCTAATATTGCTTGCCGACAAAACGTATAGTATTCACCATCTTGAATACTACATTCTATTTTTGCGGTAGGTTTGTTGCGATTGGCCAGTAAATCGGAGTATCCGGTTAGTTTTCGATTAAGGTCTGTATCCGGTAAATCAACAGGTAGGGTTTGTTCGCCATAATCATTGAAAAACAGATTGGTGCGTTCTACCTCGAGTTGTGTGCCAGGTGCCAATTGATAGGCTTCTTCTGAAGCGAGATGTACTATTTTCATAAGAATGAATTTTAATTATTTACTTCCTATTTTACGGCTACGGTCACGTAGCTTCTGTTTACGTTCCAATTCTGATAAAAGTACCGTAGAGGGTGGAAATCCTTCTTCATCCAGACGAATGATAGCATTGGCTAAGCGGTTCATTAAATCGGATGAAAGGCCATTGGTACCGAACGAATTCTGTAAATGGGCATTGGTTGCAGGCATATTTTCTATCGGATAGTTACCTGCCGCATGCTGGCTGACCGATGGGGCAGGGTGGCGACTCTCATTGATTGCTTGCAGAACTAACGGGTAATTGACATGGCGTTGTAGGCGTTGTAAGTCATCGGCATTTACAATAAGTTCGGCACCATTTTCGGAGATAAGGGCGGGCCTGCGTACTATGCTGGTAGGCGCTTCACCGATATAGGGTATATCATGGTAGGTTCGGTTGTCTTCTTTACCAATGACATCATACTTTCCTGAAGCATGTTGAGGTACGGCGATCCGTTCACCTGTGGATTGCTCACTGTTTGAAGAGGATAATGACGAATCGGACTTTTTACTAATCAGACCTTTCAGGGCCATTTTAGCGGTAGATAATGCAGCCATGATTAATCCTGTTAAAACGGCCGCTCTTGTGGCTCCGGATGCACCAAAAGTTAATACGGAATCAGGAGTTGCCATAGATTCTGCAGTGGCACGTCCAACAGCACCAGTTGCCGTAGCGGTTGTTTTAATAATTTCAGCTTCTATGATTTGCCTCAAAACATCGAATACAATATCAATCATTGTATCTGCGAATCCCTGTATGGCATTTTCTTGTCCGGCAATCACTGCGCCAAGAGCACTACCTATTTGATTTCCATACTGTTGATAGGTTTTTACTCTTTTTTGATAAGCTTCCTGCTGTTTTTTATTATTATTTTCTGTGTTTTTTAGTTTGTCAGCTTCAGACTTCTTTTGTGCTTCCTCTTCTTCTTTCAAACATTTTATTTTGAAAGCAAATAGTTGTTCTTCAATCTGTTTGCGGGTGTCAGCATCTAATCCGGCAATCTTCAAAGTGCGTTGTAAATGTACAATCAGTAATTGCTCCAACGCTTCTTGAAACGTTTCATAGTCATTGATGTTTTTATCAGATCCGTTAGCATAGGCTTCTTGAAGATCGTGCTTTTGTTGTGCATATGATTCCTTTTCTTTATCCAATGCTTTTTGGACCGATGCTTTACGTTCCTGAAGCTGAATGTCAGATAATTGCTTTTCTGCATCCGCTGCCTCTTTCGTGCCTGCACCCGCAGCAGCTATTACCTTATTTAGATAGCTTTTCTTTAACTCTAACAACTGATCGTTATATTGTTCCTCGGTCCGTAATCGTTCGTCATTTCCTGATGCATAAATTTTCGTTAGTTCCGCCTGTTCCTGAATATAGGTGGTTTTCAATTTTTCAAAGTGGGCTTTCCTGTGCTTTTCCGATTCTTCTTCGGATAGAGTGACAGTATCGGTAGGTTTGGATTTATTGGCCGTAATGACAACTTCATTCAGTTCGTTCTCTTTTTTCTTCGGCATCCAGTTGGCATACTTGTTTTCGACTTTTGCTATGTCATGTTGCATACCGTACCAGCTTTTAATATAGGTTTCCATATCAGAAGACACTCCATTGCCTAATGATTTCTTACCGAAATATTTTGCTTTGATCGTATGATATGCCTGTCCGAACGCTTTGTCCCAACTGCTGCCGGCATTATAAAATTCGGTAGTTATACGTTTGAGATCATCAATAGCCATAGTTGCCAGCTTATTATTACCAAGACTTTGGATGAAAGATACACGAAGTTCCTCAATAGTGTCTATTTGTTTTTTGGCAGCTTTGTTCGTCAGTTCAGATATTTCTTCATTTTTATATTTGAGGGCTATCTGTTCGGTGATTGAGGCGTTGATACGTTGATAAGCACTATTGATTTCATCCAGAGAACTTTTTTCGGTTAATAGGTTGGGTAGGTATTGACCGTATTTGTCATTTATTTCCTGAATGATTTTCTTTCTTTCCTCACTTCCCGGATTGGTCCTTTTTAATGTGTCGAAAAGGGAGTCTAAGGAGCGTTGTTCGTTGAGCATCTCGCCGTTCATGCGCTGCATAGCATCACTAGTGGCAGATGTACGGGTGAGAAGTTGATGTAAACCGACACCAAGAGTAGCCACTAACGAAATGACAATTCCGAAAAGGTTGCCTTTCATCACTGTGTTGAGTCGCTTAATAGCAGTAGCGGCCATATTTATGTTGCCTGTAAGTGCGTATTTTGCGGCAGATAAAGCTAATGTGGATGCTAATGTGATTTTATGCCAGTAAGCGGATAGCTTCTCTACTGCAATATGTGAAAGTTTGGCATCTTTTAATTGGATTTCGTAAAGGGCGGCAACTTTGGTAGCTGTATAATAACTTATAATAGTGGTGGTGAGAGTGACAATGACGCCGCTGTTCCGGACAATGAAGTCTATCAATGTAATAAATTTACGTCCCCAATTGACAATACCGTTGACGGATGATACGATAGCGGGATTTAACTTTTCCATTAAGGAAATACCCATCTCGTTCATCTTGTTTTTAGCCTGATCCAACTTGGCCGCTGCTGTGCTTGATTTGGTTGCAGCTTGCTCAACGGCAACGGTACTGCCGGTGACGGCTTGGGTATAGTATTTTACTTTTTCAGCTTCGTTGATTAATACACTTGCAACATTATAGCCTTCTTCACCGAACATCTTTTTGATTTGAGCGGCTGATAATTGTTTCTTCTGTAAATTATCAAGGGCTGTTTCAAGACCGACAATCTTGGGGTTGGTTTCATCAGCTCCGGTCTGCAGTGTGAGGAAGAACTTTTTCAATCCTGTACCGGCAATTTCATCTTTGATACCTTTTTCGGCCAACGTTTCAATAGTACCGACCAGTTGCTCGATAGGGATGTTGGCGGAAGAAGCTGCAACCCCGGATTTGGTTACGGCAGTAGTTACGGATTCCACAGCAGCTGCACCGTATTTGGAACCGGCGGCCATTACATTGGCGTATCTTGCTGCCTGGTCTGCACCGTCGCCATATTGGTTTAGTGAAAGAGTAACGGCATCAACGGCATCTTTCAGAGTCATACCGGAAGCGGATGCCAGGATCAGCGTTTGCTTCGTCACTTCGGCTAATGCTTCTTTGTCATTTAGTAATTCCGGTTTAGCCGAACCCACCAATTTATAAGCATCGAGAATTTCAGTGGCGGATTGGCGGATGCGGATGCCGCTTTCATCCATTGCAGTTGATAACTTTTTGGCTTCCTGCTCCAGCCAGTTGATGCTTTCATTATCAAGACCGGTCAGGGCTTTTACATCAGCTTTGGCTTCCTCACGCTGGTTACGCTTTTCTCGCAGTTGGTTTAATTTTAGGGTTACACCGGTGATAGCAGCGATTCCGGTAGTGACGACAGCGGCATATTTGTTGAATAGTCCTACGGCTTTTCCCCATGCGGTACCTTGACATCCGACTTCGACACGCATGGCTTTTTGCGCTTTTGTGACTGCTTCCGCAACCCGACGGTTTTGTTCCAAAGCGGCATTGTATTTTTCGGTACCGGGCGCTGCCTCACGTAGCTGCTTGCGTACTTTGGACTGTACGGCTATCAGTTCGTTGTAAGTTGCACCGGATAGGTCTTTCAGTACTCGGTTGGTTTCTTCTACCTGTTTCTTGTAATTTTCTAAGGTACGGTTTTTGGATGCAAGCTCTTTCTTTAACTTTTTACTCTTTTCTTCATAATCGGCTTCACTCTTATTGAGGGCTGAGAGTTTGGCTTCCAGCTTCTGTATAGCTGCTTCAACGGGAGCGATGCCTTGCGCTGCGGGGGTACCGTCAATGAATATTTTAATACTTCGGTTCAGGTCATTTGCCATAGGTCAGGTTATTTATCAATGTAAATTTTTGTAGCGTCTATAATCATTGTGTCAAAATAATTGGCGACAATATCTGCGAGTTCCGGAAGGCGGTTCTTGATAACGGGATCAAACCACTCAAAAGCCCGGCGGTTTCCGGTTCCCTGCTTACCCAATGAATCGGGATTGGTATGTCGGATAATACCGGTGCTGACCTCGATGCCGTTGATGACTTTCAATTTGGCCCATTTGGAACCGATATAGCCGCCTTGCTTATGCCCCGCACCTTTGTGTATGTAGATACCATGCCGGGGAAATGAGAAGCCCAACCGGTTGATGATACCGTATTTGTCTGTATAGGCTTTAGGTTGGAGTTCTTGTGCGATACGCAGACTTTTGCCGGCAATGGTTGCACGTAGTTGTACGGCAACGGAATTTTGCCAGGCTTCAATAGCCTTATTGTATTCCGTCAGCCGGTCGGCATCTTGAGCAATTGTGTAGCGTTCGGTTTCGGAGATGGTCTCCAAACGTATCAGTTTGGATGAATTGAGGCCGAGTAACCGTTCTTGCCGCCGTTTGGCAGCATTGTATCGTTTGGCTTCGGTGCGTGCATCGGCGTTGTTTTTGTAATATCCCATAGCTACTACTTGTTCCAAAAAGTTTCGTCCAGTAGAAAATCTTCGCTTTCCCGCATAGAGAAAGAGAGAAGGCAACCGTAGAAGTTGTCACCAATGGGACCGATGCCGTTGATTTGGGTGTCCCGGTCGATAATGGAAGATAGTTGCGTGTCCTGGAGTAATGTATTTCGTATCTGTTTGCATATTTTACGGCACTCTCTAAAAGCTGATGCAAGCGTATCAGGACGGTCGGATACTGTATTTCTGGCAACAATAAATGCATATTGCTGTCTATCGGTCAAACCGTCTGCACCATTATCTTTCGATTCGGATTCGTATCCGTCAACAGCAATCAGTATGGTTCCGGAGACGGAGGATAGCTTATCGTCGAAAGTGAATAGGTCCTCGAGGCCGAACGCTTTAAAATAGCGGGGCTTCTCCGGTGTGTGGGCGATAGGTTTAAGCCGGATGGCAAGTTGTTCGCCGTAATCAAAATGGTTGTAAATATCCATAACAGCACAGTCTTAGGTTATGGATACAAAAATAGCCCGCTGTCTGCGGGCTATAAAGGACAATTATTCAGGGAACGGTCAAACGGGGATTAAGATGAAAAAAAGCAGGAATACAACGATGAATCCCCAGATGATTTTCCAAAACCAGGACTTGGTGGTTTTAAATACACCGACGCCGATGGTTACAATTCCGGATATGGCAAGTAATTCTATCATTTTTCATTCTCCTTTTCTTCTTCCGGCAGCAAGATACGAATTAATTCGGATAATTGTGCGGCTGCCACTTGTTTTTCATCCATAGGAGTAGTTGGGTCCAGCAGTGAATTAATCAGCCGGAGGGCTTCGTACCTGTTCATTTGTTACCTCCTTCCTTATCTGGGATGAGTCCTAATAATTCGGTACGTACTAAATTTATGGAGGACAAAACATCTAATAACTCTCTTTCTGCACCACAAAAATTTTGGCTGTTTCCTAAAAGAAAACTAATGCTATCGTCCAAAAATCCTGCAATTAATTTTGCATTACCATTTTGCAAATCCGATAAACGCTTAGCTATGGAATCATTAAGCATGACTCCATTTACAGTTGTTTCAATCATACCTCACCTCCTTTCCGGCACTTCTTTGCCTTGTAAACGCACAGTGCAGTAACTGCAAACAAAGGCGGGAATACCAATCCTATGCAAGTGGCAAGAATGGCACCGAAGTACCAACGATCAGAGGAACTGTGAAGTTCACAGTCTGGAGCCATGCTACGATAGTAGCGGCGCTGGAGGTTATTCACTTGCTCATTCAGAGCTTTTACACTTTCGGGTACACTTACCCCTGTGGGTTCTGGTGCGATGAGCGCACCGGATGTTTGATTTTTCATACTGTGAGATGTTTAGCGTTTAGGCAGAAAAACGGCTGCCGGTTCCCGTGTCGCTAAACATCTCACAGATTCCGCCCGAAAGCAAAAGTGTAATGGGAAAGGCAGCCGCCTATTTCGTATGTGTTATTTTCGTGACTCCACGAAAATGGTTAGAGTATGGGCATAAAAAAAGCCCATCATATTTCGTGAGCATTGACCGAAGCTCGCGGTACGGATAACATTCCGTAAGATGTTTAGCACGACAAAGATGGGGGTTTATTTTGAAATGGCAAAAGAAAAGCGGAACTTTTTAAGGTTCCGCTTTGAAGATGTTTTATTTGAATAATTTTTTTAGCTCACATGCCTTTTCCGCATCTATTTCTAAACCGACTTCTTTCATTGGCTGGGCATACTTTTCCAGTACATTTTTTAATATGTCCGGCTTTCTATTGATACATGTCTGGACGTCTGTATCTTCAAAGATAATGTTTATTAATGCGCTTTTTGCCCTTTCTACATCACCGGAAGCTAATGCCAATGAATAAACGAGACTTGGGGGTGGAATGCTTTCACTGGGTGAAATCATTTTTTTTATTTTCGACACGTTGTTGCAAAGAATAAAAAAACATACCAGCAATATCAGTTCCAATATTGCAGATAACCAAAAAACTAATGCTAAGTTTTCCATATTACTATTATTTTAAAAAGTTAATATTTTCTTGTTTTGATTTGCTTTCTTGAGATATGTTTTCAATTGTCTTGAAACTCCTTGCAAGATTAGCATATTATTTGAAATAACAAAAATAAAATCATTATTTTTGTTGCCTCACTTTAAAATCGCTATTCTTATGACAAACGAAGAAAGAATATTGTTACTTGAAGAGCAATGTCAAAAAATAGAGGATGATTTTGACATATTGCATCATTCCATCAATCGCCTTCCAACCATTGCTTTAATATGTTTTTCACTTGGTCTGATAATAGGATGCCTGCTATAAAGGTGATGATGCCTACAATTATATTCATGTTGACAAGGCGAAGATTACGCTCTTTCAGATATTGCAAGCTACGTTTACTTATAGCTTGTTTTTTTCTCTTTACAGTAGGCTTGATAAGAACCGAACATTTGAATAGATAAGTTAGTCTTTTACATATGACAATGCGTCATCTATCGTATGCTCTATAGTTGTCGAAATGTCTTCATAAATACTACTGGAATTATATAATTCTTTTGCTTTAGTGAAATGTACGGAAATGAACTTTCCTGATGATTCCTCTTTGATAATACGATAGTCTTCTTTCCTATATTTAATAACAGATTGGTTATAAAACCATGAGTCAGTCATGAAAAATACTCCAAATAAATTAAGCTGTTCAATACTTGGAATATTATCTATGATATATTCACGTATTTGGAATCTATTTAAACCGATTCTGAGTAGAATTACAATAAATATGGTAAGAGAAGAGCGGGATGAAAATAAGTTGGAAGGATTGTAACACTTAATGTCTTTGTCATGTATTTGTTCTTCAATGTCAGACATAAGGAGAGCGATATCTCTAACAGATAGCTTTTCTATCAGCCAGTATAGTTGATATTTACTTGTACAGCCTTTTATGGTATTAGGCGATATGTAGCACCATTCTTCTATATATTTTAGTAGGAACTCCCTTGCTACATCAATGATAGAGAAATGGAAAGGTTGATGTACCTTGAACTTATTTATATATCCATGATAATTGGCTTTTTCTCCATAGAAGTGATGAAATATGTGTTCGGTAATATCATAGTCGAATACGGTTATAATGTTATTAAAACCAAATTTATTTGATGAACTTGAATTCTCTTTATATTTATAATCAAGATGAGCTCCTAAAACATTAAGTATTCTGAATAAGTGGGCGGGGTCTATTCTGTCAAGGTCTTCTATAATAAGAACTGTTTTTTTATCTAGACGGCGCTGTATATAGGCTATTGCCTCTTCAATCATTTTGGTGTACGCATCATGTTCGTAGATGCTGCCTTTTTGAAGTTCAATATTGGTGAGGAACTTTTTGTATGTTTCTTTTTTTTCTTCGTATTTTTTGATGAAGGCTTCTCCTTTCTCTAATAATTTGGCATAGAAATTTCCTGCAGGTAGGAATGTTAGTAAATAAGTAATTAATTCTTTAGCATTTTCCCAAGAACAAATACTAGTTGCTATTTTTTCAAAATCAATATTTGATAGTATATCATCTTCTGCCAGCTGGATGATTATGTCGCGCTTTATATACTCAAAAACATCTGCGTTCTCTGCAACGGAGTAATTGACAGGATATAGGGTTATAAAGTAGTATCCTTCTTTTGAATATTTTTCTTTGAATTTATTCAGAAAGTATGTTTTCCCATCACCGAATTTTGCCGATAATATTGCTCTTTCATTGATGGCCAAATGCTCGGCAAACATTTCTAAATGTGTGTCAATAGGTATTTCTGTCATAGTATTTTTAATTATTTTGAGACTCCTTGCAAGATTAGCATATTATTTGACATATGCAAGGGATTAAGTAGTTGTTTTAATGAAACAAGTAAAGGCAGAGTAAAATCTCTGCCTTTACTTGTTTAGAAATTGGCTACTTCATAATATTTGAAGAAGTAGTATAAGGCTACTTTGTGCCATTTGGTAAGTTCCTTATCGCCTGATAGGATAGAGGAGACGGTACATTTGTCTATACCGGTATAATTGCTCAGATGCTTGGCCTTAATATCAAGTTTCTCCATTCGTGACTTGATCCAAACAGTGGTGATATTGTCAATATCCTTGCGGTCAAAGTTGACGGCGGAAACGGTCAGCTTCCAGTCATTGGGGATTTCCCCCTTGAACATGTCGCGGACGCGTTCGGTCAGTTCCTTTTTGGTGAGGAACTTGTCATTTACCAGGTCTTTTTGTTCGGCGCGTACAATCAGACGGCCGTCGGAATAAGAGACAATCTCAACAACAATGTGTGCCATACGGCGGTACTGCTTAGCGAACTCTTCGAGACGCTTTTTTACCTCTGCAGATAGAGGAAGTAAGTCTAAATTCTTCATGTTACATCAATTTACGATTTGACAATCGGGTTATTATTCTTTATTAAAAGGTGGGGGAAATCCCCCACCGAATCACAATTTGATAAGCCTTAAATGCGTTAAGTCGAAAATAGCAATCTGCTTGTTTTCACGCCCGAATCGCTTCGCTTCTTCAAGGTCGGTGAAAATTCGGATGCTGTCAAAGTAGAACTGTTCGTTCTCCTCATTGAGCCAACCGCCGACTTTCTTTTCGTGGCTTAAAGCATGGTTAAGAACTCTTCTCAGTCCTTCTTCTCCGAAACTGTCTTGAGTTTCGATGTAGGCGACTGAGATACCTTTTGTGACCTTTTTTAAGGTTGTAAGGTCAACCGTAAACCCTTCCGGGTTCGCATTGGCTATCTCGAGAATAGCCGAAATCAAATGTTCCATAATGTAAAGAACTTATGCGGACGTCACCCGCGTTTGTTATGACACTGCAAATATAAATAAAAGTTTGCTACTAACAAACTTTTATATTTGTTTTTTTAATGATTTCGTATTTTTTCTTCCATTTCTTCCTGGCGGCGGATAGATTCATCCATAGAGTAAAGGGCATCCATGAACTTTCCTTGTCGGACCGCATCCTTTTTTGTCATGTCGGAACCGGCAAGTGTATCCAATAATCTGAGTTGGGAATCGAATACATTGCGGCTCACACTCCCTGAACCGGAGAATACGCGCGGGAATTGTTCGCCCAAATTGATGATACAGCCGGTGATGAACCAGTACATAACCATTTTCGTAGTGTCGGGAAGTTGGTGGAGTAGGGCTGTATCGGTTTCCAGTTTGTTGATGTCAAAACGCTCGCCTCGATGCCAAAGGCAGGCAAGGAGAGGGGAGAGTTTTTGGGCATCCTGCCGCATGGCATCTAAATAAGTTTGCATATAGATAAATTGTTCGAAAGTGATGTCATAGAGCCCATCGTCGGGACCGGTGAATGTTTCTTTCTGGATGACGAGGGACGGAAAAGGATTGATGAACCGTATCGGCTTGATATAATAACGTGTCGTATGGTCATGGGCGTCGTTCTCTTTCTCAAAAAGGAAGCTGAATATATTGGCAAGATTGTTTATTTCTTCCGGAGTAAACAGATATTTTCTTTTATGTCCTCCAAGAGTAATGACGAGACTTCGGTCTCCGAAACGTTTTTTATGGGGAGCTACATGTGCTTTTAGACAATAAAGCAGCATATATACTTTTACTGTTTCAAGTGGCATTTCTTGCTGTGTTATTCTTGCCAGGTATTGTAACTCGTCGGCTGAGAGCTCATCCCAGTTTTCGGGTAGTAAATATACGTCACCGTTTATCTCTATGTTATGCATGGTTATGATATTGAGGTGAATATTTTCTTATCTTTTGAGTTGAAGTGAATGGCGGTGGATGTGGGGTTGATGCCCAGTTCTTCCGCGTTGTCCGAAATGAAGCCGTATATCTTTCCGGCATAATAGTTTGACTGGTCGCCGAAGTAATTGCCCGTTTCATCCGTATCGTTGTACAACGGCCGGATAACGGGCCGGTATTCGGGAGTTCCACTACCGTTCCGTTCTTGGTGTGAGGTTTGGGACGTGTAAAGTTCTGCAGACTTGTTTGCCAGATATCGGATGATATATTCTATCAGGATTTTGCTTTTGGTATCTGTATCTGCGTTATTCAGTAACTGATCGTAAAGACCGTCGGTCAACATTTCGCGAATATGGCGCTCCTGAAGTCCGCGAATGGTCGGCAGCATGTTGCGATAGGTCAACGTGGAATAGTCTATGTTAACCAATCCGATATCTTGGTATTCCTGGGCGGAGTGAATAAAGCATGGTACCTGGTTGATAGTTCTGACATGATCCGCATAGTCCGGGTATTTGGATGCGTAACGTTCCAGGTAATCAATCAGACGGTCAAGGGCCTGCATGCCACGAAAGAACAGATTCCCTTTGGCAGCCGCAATCTTGGCTTCATTGGCGGGGGAACGCTTTCCTTGCACGTTATCTACGGTAATACCGCTGTCACCGAATTGGATGCCAAGCTCATCTGTGGCGAGTGCAAGCGTAAGTGGTCCTAATGCCCGAAGCATTTTATCCGTCAGTTTTTTATCATCTGTAGAATCGGCTATTTCTACAATTGCATTGCCTACTTGCGGTTCAATATAGATTTCCAGCGCGTCATTGATGTAGGGGTAAATCGCCTCAAATGGTATTGAAGCGTTGATTTTGACTACTTTCTTTAGCGTTTCAATGTCGGGGATGATGCTCATTTTTCTTCTGTTTCTGGGGTTAGACCTGTGTTCTTTTTAGCGCCGGTACCGGCGTCCAGTGTTGTCAACTGGCAGTTGGTTACGGAGAAATATATATCTTCCGGCCAATCGTTAATAGCTTTGACAATATATAGTGGTTCCAATGTAGCATCCTGGTACATTTTCATTAATGCCTGTTCGATGATGAATAATTCTCTGGCTTCAGTGCCATTGATGCTTTTCCCTTTCCCCGGCGCAGCACCGATAATGGAAGGATGTACGCCCATTGCATAGCATATCGTATTGCTGACTTCCTCGCTGTCCTCGATGTATTCTCCGCCGATTTGCTGATTATTGAGCGGTTCGATAATGATATCTTTGTCTTCAAACCCTTTGATTTTATCATAGCGGAACTCGGAAACAAAGGCTTTTCCGGCATTTTCTTCTCCGGCAAGGAAATCATTCATCTCTTTTAAAAAATTCTCGCGACTTTCGGCTTTCTTGTCATCAGTAGTGAGGTTCTGTGACTTGTAGAGTTTATCCCAAAAGGAATCTTTAATGTAAATTACGTACCTTAAAGTCATTTGATTTTTAATCAGCGCCTTTTTATATACCGGTATCGCTGACGAGAAGTCATACCAGCCGGAAGCGAATACGGACCACCAGTACGGACGGCTGTAGTAAAAACGTCCCGGAGTGTTGATGCGGATATTGTGGATGAAGTTCCTGTCGTTGACAATTTCTGTCTTACCGTTGTCATTGGGGATTTTACCCAACCGCTTTTTCAGATCGAACAAAGGGCTTTGCCGGTCTAATAGCGGCGTGGCTATAACATCTTCCGGACTGCCCTTGTGCCATTCTGCCGAATAACCATGCCACTCGCTTTTCTTGGTCTTTTCGTCAATCTGGCTGATACGTGAACAGGTAGCTTCTTTGGCTTTTACTTGTACAATTTTAGGCGGCTTGTTTTGGTCAAGAAGATATTCTACGTATGAATCGTAAAATATAGCCAGATCATTGGCTATTTCCAAACGGATTAGCGGGTAGTTGTTATTGGCGATGAAATCAAAGACGTCCGGTGCTTCGTCCGGAAGAACTTCTTCTTTGACAATTTTCCCGGTTTCTTTATCGCGGTATTTGCGATATACCATTATTCCGTCCCCCATGATGACTTTGTTTTTGAACTCAACATTACTGCCGACCGTTACATTATGTCCGATTTTCTTCATAATGTCGTACATCATGTTGTTGTTACGCCCGCGGGGGATAAACTTGATTTCCTTATTTTTGTTTTGCGGAGTGATCTCAATCGGATTAGTTTCTTTGTCTGTCACAACATCGCTGTTGTCACTGAACTTGATTATGGTTTTACCACCTTTTAGGACTGCATAGGTCTCATATCCTTTTTTTAATGATACTGCTTTGTTCATTAGAAATAGACTTTTAAATTGTTAATACGGGTTATTAGGCAACGGCGTATTTTCCGGGGCGTGCTTTCTCCTGCTGGTAGCACATTGATAGTACTGCCTTTGCTATGGAATGAAGTCAGTACTGCACGTTCATAAGTAATGAGTTCCCCGGTACTTCGTTTGCAGAATTGGAGGGAGAACTCTACGGGCTTGCCATTTTGACGCTTTTCAAGTATCTCTGTTATTTTGCTTTGATGAATACGATCTAACATAAAGTATTATGGCTAAGGTGAAGACAATTAGGATTATGCCGGTACCGATACTTTTTTCTATGCGGGTACCGGTTTCTTTTTGTTTGTTGTCGTTTTGCTGGTTTATCGTTGAGGATGATTTCGCCTGTTCGTGATGATATGATACAGAGTCTGAAGTTTCGGACGAAACATTTGTTTGGTTCTCCATTTGCGTATGTATCTCGCTCCCCTCGATTTCCAGTTGCGATGCCGGGGGTAGGCCGGTAAGCGGGTCGGAAGGCTTTGATGTATCAAAGCGGTAGGTGATTTTCCATTTGTTACCATTGATGTCGGTGTGAGTGTGGGACTGACTGGTGATACTTCCATGAGCTTTCTCTGATAGTTTGATAGATGAACTATCTCCCTGTTGATTAGCACACAAAGAAGAATGCTGACGAGTAGAGCGGCAGCAACACAGTAGTAAGGCAATAAGTATTGCCATGACAGGAGGTAAGGCATAGCGGTTTATGATTTTCGGTGGATGCATGTTAAGTCGGTACATTTATAGGGTTTAATTTCATTGTATAGTCTGCGGTTCTCAATGATTTCCTTTTTCATATCGAACATTTCATTCTTCATTGACTCCCGGTCGGTACGCATGTTCAAGAGTTCGGACTTTAAGGAATCTCTGTCTGTACGCAGGTCGGTGATGAGTTCCTGATATACGTCCTGCATGGCTTTCATTGCGTTGGCTTCTGCTTGTTTCTTGGTGTACTTCATGGTGATGATAGCTGTGATGAATGATAGCAGGCCACCGCCTAATACAAAAGTTAAGATTGTTTGGGTTAATGGATTCATAGTTTCTTTTTTATGCAAAGGTATTTTACGGACGTGTGCCCGTAAAGGACAGGTAAAACAATGCAAGGATGCGTCTTAGCGGTATCTCATGTGAGATGTGTTTTGCGGAGGGGCAACAGCATATAAGAGAAAAAAAATGTTTCGTTCTGAAACTTTTTCTTAGGGCGGTGCGAGGTCTGGCGACAGAAAAAGGGGAAAATTTTCCCCTTTTGAACCTTTTTTGATTTGATATACAGTGAATTAAGTTTTTTTTCATGGGAATGGCATGAGAAAAAAGAACGGCGCGAAAAAATAAGGGAAATAAAAAAGTATTATCGTATGGGTAAATGCCATTTTATCTCCCTTATTTTTTCGCGTGATAGGGTAGAAAGTGCACTTTCTTAGCGAAGGGGGCGCTCACGCAGAGGTTACCAGAGTTATTCTTGTAACCATTTGAACACCCTGTCATTTATTGGGGTAATACTGTTTAGAAACGAAGGACAGGGTAGATAGGTATAACTCTTATATATATTGCATGCTGTTCCCTTTTCTGATTGTCGCCCTTTATTCTGCCTCCTATCACCACGCAGTTTCGCTTTTTTGAGCTGCAAAGGTAAATGTTGACGTCCCTGGCTCAAGTTCAGGCTGACGTTTCATAAAAAATCTCCACCCTTTGGGTCGTATTCAAGCTGTTCCCGTTTTCTGAAAAACTTGCTCTTGCTCCTTACAACACCTTTTGATGCAGCATAAAAAAGGCGAAACATACCGCGTAGCGACAGGCGACGCAGAAAAAAAAAGCTCCAATCAGGGAAACAGCCAATTAGATAAGGCTCACACCCGGAAGCTCAAGGTTCAACATAAAATTTACAGCATTATGAAAACATTCACTTACAAACAGGCTATCGAGGTTTTGAATAAGTATTTCAAAGGGTACAAGGTGCTAAGTAAGTTTGACGGCATCAGGGAATTAAGTATTCTTTTTCGGGATGCAAACGGGAAAAAGTGGGAACTTCTGTCAACGGCTGACCCCTATTTTCAGACGGTAGAGGATTTTGTAATCATAGAGGCGTAATATAAATCATTAATTATTAACTTTTTAAATTTTAAAGACATGGAAAAAGAAGTAAAAACAATCGGTGAAGAAGTGACAAAAGCAGTTGAGACAATGAAAGAAACGGGTAAGACGGGAAAATCAGCCCCTAAAGAACAACCTGCCAAAGAAGAGAAACCGACCGATACACCTACTAAAGGTAAGGGAAAAGGTGCAAAAAAGGATGAAGCGGCCAAGCTGCAGGAGGAAATCAATCGGAAAACAAAAGAGTTGGAGAAATGTCTGGCCGACCTTGAACGGAAAAAGGAGATTTCCCGCCAGCGTACCGCATTCATCAACGCTATGGATAAGCTGGATGAAGCGGCCGACAAATTGAAAGAAGAAAATACCTTTGAAACAACGTTTTATAAATTGCGATTTATGGAGGCTTCGAGCTACGGCAATAATAGCGACATCTTTACGATTTCCAACCGCTTTTTATTAGAGGAATTTACCAAGTTTATGAAAAAGAAAATCCAGTCTAAAATCGAAGAGTTGGAGCAGCTTTTAATCAGTGAGTAATAAGTACAGGATAGCCCGCTTTCGGGCGGGCTGTCTCTGATAAAATACGGATATATGGAAACTTTATTTGATAGTGCTTGCCGCTACATGAGCGACAGCGAACTGATATACGAGATAACAAATAGTAAGAAACTTGTTACCGAAACGGAACAAAACAGCGGGCAGTACGATTTGAACGGTTTATTCTCCTCGTTGACGCCCGGCCGTAAAAAAGTGGCTACGGCTGCCGTTGAACTGTATAAGCGGCTGCAAAGCAGGTATAACGGGCTGGACGTTATCCGTTGCAGTCAGGATATTAATGCACTGATGCAGCCGTTTTTGTGGGATTTGCCGAATGAAGAACTTTGGATTCTGGCTTTAAATAACGCTTCACGTTTGATAAAAAAAGTGCGGGTGTCAGTTGGTGGCATAAGTCAGACGGCAGTGGATGTAAGGCTAATCATGCGTATATTGGTGGAAGCATCCGCAACGCAGTTTGCGGTTGTACATAATCATCCGAGCGGGAATAATCAACCCAGCGGAAATGATAAACAGGTGACAGAGAGATTAAAAAAGGCTGGTGAGGTGTTCGATATTAGACTGATAGACCATGTTATAATTGCAGGTGATACTTATTATAGCTTTAGCGATGAAGGGATTATGTAGGGGAGTGGGTGTAGGATGCCCCCATTCCGTTTTGCTCGCACACTCGCAAAACGGAATGGGGCCCGATAGCAGTATTATGAAAGTGTTTCCGTTTCTTCAACCACGTATGAGCAGCATTATGCTGGCCTCTTTAGAAAATATACGCCACCGCTGTTATTACCTGGTTCACGAAAGTAGAAGTTCATACCGAACCATAATGTATCGAATGCATCGGTAACATGGGTTTTGAACTGATCGGGATTATCGGGGGTATCATCTGTCCCTTCCGGGGTTTTATCTTTTTCAAATCCATGTTTTCCCTGCCGGACACCTGTCTGTTCCATTGCAATCTTTAAAAATTCATTTTGATATAGGTTGATTTGTACCCAAAGAAATTCAGGATCACCTTTCAATGTGCGGTCAATATTCAGATGTTTCCACTCATGTTTGGGAGCCTGACCTACAAATTCCATAGTTACGTCATATCCGTTTTCCGAAAAGACACGTTCGATGACATCTGCATAGCTTTCATTGCTGGTACCACTTTCCCAGGTGAATGTATGATCGTAATAAACGACTATTTCATGGTTCAGTTTCGGACGGTAATAATCGGCTATCTGTTTTACCAAATCCTGTAATTTGGAAGGCGTTTTGACATAAAATGATTTTAATATTTTCATTATATTACTGTCTTTTTGGGCTACGACAGCCGATGATATGGATGCATTTGAGTCAAAGGCAATGTGTAACTCTTTGGAAAAGTCAAGATCGCCGTCGCCAAGACATCCGCAATTTGTCAGTTTACCCCAGTTGCTGCCAAGATCACGTAGGCGTCCGTTATCATTCGGGATATAAAAGTGGATATTGTCATCTAATGCAGAATAAAAACCATTGGGAACTCTGAATAAACGTTCGTTGAGAAAAGCGGTACGCCATATTAGCGGTGGAGAATCACGTTGCATTTGCCAGATATAATCTTCTCCCAGTACTTCAAGATTGTCAAAGACATCATATTCACCGTAGAATACTGTATATTCGCGTTTTTTACCGAGTTGTGGTTTGACAGGATATTGGTATTTACGGGCGATGTTCAAGTCTTTTGTCAACTCTTTTATCATGCGTAGCGTATGGTCCGTAATCGGTTTACGTTTGTAAGATTGTAATTCTTTGTAAAGGTTGCGGATAAGGTTTATATGGTCGGGAGACATCTCATCGACCTTGTCGAGTAGCCATTTTCCCATAGAGGCCGTTGGCATATCCGATGAATAGCAAACGCTGTGGTGATGCGGGCAGTGTCCGAAATATTGCTGATTTCCGCGGTTGGCGGGATTCACCTCGCTTTTTATCTTTTCATAAGATAAAAACTTGGCCTCCGGTCCTATCACCCAGTCAAGTGACATAGAGTTTGCAGACATGGCCTGATTGAATGATAAAACTGTCATAACAGTGCCATTCCAAAAATGGAAGGCGTTACTCCACCCTTCACCCATAAGTGGGCGTACCGGTTCGGAAAACCCCATCCATGCCGGTGCTTTATGCCCGACTACATAATGTGTATTTTGATAATATCCCCATTCTGCTAGTGCCTTGCAAATGGCGGGTAGGGTATTGCCCCAGGCTTTGGCATAGCTGGGGGAAATTAACCCACCGAGTGCTCCAGGCATTTCCCATATATTCCGAAGTATGAATCTGGCATCAATACCTTCGGATTTACCGGTACCACGAGAAGCAATAATATATTCGTCATGTGCAGCGATAGCCATCGCCTGACGCTGCATTTTATTGAAGAACTTTTTTACAACCTCAGCTTGTTTCATTCGGAGATCGTGCATGGATATTGCTGGAGTAGTTTGTACAGACATTATTCGTCCTCCTCTTCTTTTATGATTTTGGCATCGACGGCTTTTTCCTTTGCCATATTTTTGGCTAATTGGCGAAGTTCCTGCCGGCGAAGTTCCAGGTTGTCGATTGGTTCGATACCTTCCAACAAGGTTATATCGTCTGAAGGTTCGAAAGAGGGTGGTATCATCTTATCATAGTCGAAACGACTGTCTTCTTTATCCGCCATTGTATATTTCCCGATTTTATCCAGATTTGCTGCAGCTCCTTTGGCATCGTTGTTGTCAATAGCCAATTGATATCCTTTCTTGGCGCCTTCAACAATCATATATCGGTACCAGGATTTGGCTGCCAACTGGATATTGCCGACCAATCGGTTGATCATTCCAATGTCGCGATAGGCTTGCGATTGTGAAACAGGCTCGGCATTACCACCGCATCCATGCATGAGAAAGTTTACAAGTTCAGAATCTTCAATCAACGGTTGGCTCATTTTCTTTGAGACACATAGCATCATGCGCTGCTTTATCTCCAGTTCTCTTGGAGTTAGAATTAAAGATGCGTCTCCTTGGTCTTTGTAAAGAGCACGTTCAATCCGTTCGTATGTGGTGTCTTTTTTAGGCATGGACTTATTCGTTGACTATTTGTTCCCGCATATATTTGTCTGCAAGCGGTTCGGCGGCGGGGCTTCCTGCCTTGGCCAGCCTGATAACGGTTTGACGGAGTTCATATTTAGTTTGCAATTTTCCTTGATGATAGGCATTATAGATAGATGTCTGTCGGTGATTTTTGCATATATCACAGAAATATTCACGCTGTTCGACAGGAATATCCAATAAGATGGCTATCTCTGCCGGTGGCAATAATGCTGCCGACATATTGCGAATTTTGTTTATTTGCTCATCAGTTAACTGCATAACTCATTGCATTTTCATAGGCTTTGTTAAATGTTTCAGAAAAATAATCGAAATGAGGTCCTTGGGTAAAATAAAAGCCGGACTCCCACCGATGATTTTGGTTAAGGTTGGCAGAGCCTGCAATACCGAAATTATATTCTTCATTTTCTACCAATAGAACCTTTGCGTGACATGAATCTATCCGTATCTCCGGTGAGATATTGGCTGCAAAAAGTAACAGGTCTAATTTGTGACGCTTGACAGTGGTATCCAACAGCATTTTTAGCGTTGTGATTTTCTTTTCTTCTGTTAGAAAGAAAAGAGGACGCAGACTGTCTTCCGAAATACTGAATGTCGCAATTCGGATGTTGGCCGGACCAATGGCGGATAAAAGAGTGGGCAACACTTCATGTATTGCCCATTCTCCCTTGTGCATGAACGGTTCGATTGAGCCGGGGCACAATGCAAGCGGAAAGTTATTCTGAAATTTTCTCACCTGCGATTTCCTTTTCTGTTTCGTCCAAGTCAGCTTGGTAACCAGCAATACGTTTCATCGCGTTCTCATATACGACCTGGCGCCCATCTTCTTGAGCTTTGGCTGCCGCTTTCTTACTATTCGCAATATTTTGCTTAAGCCTCTTTACATGTCGGGTCAACTCAATACCGCGAACAACCGGATTATCACTGAATGAAGGCCGTTCGGCATCTAATGACAAAGTTCCTTTCCCCTCTGCCCAGGAATCAATAGTGTTCCACAAACGACGGCGTTCATCATCCAGCTTACACAGTTTTTCAGCTAATGGCTTGCGCTCATCTTCGGAAAGTGATTCGTTTGCAATATCATTGTGGAGACTGGCATATAATGGAGCGATTTCCTTGATGCGGGCATAGGCTTTTTTTATAGATACCGGCATCGAAGACTCTGTGACGATTTTAACGCCTGGAGTGTTGAGAGCATCCACATCTTGACGTAACTGATTTAATTCTGTCTGATGATCTTCAATTTGTTCCTGAAGGGAATAAATTTCATCTGCATTATTTTCCGCGTCATTTTCCAATTCACTGATTTTTTCTTTCAGATTATAAATGGCTTTTTCATGCTCAGTCATTTCTTTTTGACGTGTGACCAATATAGAGTTGCGTTCTTGCTCGTCCATTTCTTTAGCTGTGACAATGGTTTCAGTTGCGGTAGGGTACAACTCCGGGGACTCACGTATCTCACGCTCTATTTTGGTGAGAACATTAATGAGTTGAGTATAATGCGGATCGAATAAATGCGGATTACTTGGGGCTGCTTTGAAATAGTCTCCATACTTCTCTTTTTGCACTTTCTTAGCCAGTGCGTTAAAGAGGACTACACCGTCAGCGTAATTGCGCTGACGGTTGCCTAACCATTGTTTTAATTGTTCCTGCCTGTTCATATTATTCTTTTGGATCTGGTGCCGGTTTATAACCGCCTATTACTTCCATATCAAGCGGCGTTTTCAAAAAGATGGCCGAATAGTTAGAGTCGGCCGTTGCTGTATAGGTGGTACCTCTGCGATCCGCACGTGCTTTACCGCCGTTGAAAGAAGGTGTCGTGGATGCCGGCAGCCCTGGTTGACCGAGTATCATCTGCCGACCGTCTACATCTTCAAAAATATAATATCCTGCCGTATTTTTAATCATGGCATTGAAAGCGTGCATCTCAGGGGTGTTTCCGGGAAAGAAGAAACTGAGGGTAGGCTTGAAACTGATACCGTCCGCTTCGCCTTGCTGTTCGGCTTTATATTCGACTGTTCCGTCTGTACTATACAGATATACCGGCTGTTTGACGGTAGAGCTTTCGACAAATGTAAATGCACCGTCGGCTGTTACTAAGCCGTTATTATCAGTTGCTTCACTCGGATCTGGTACTGTTGGAACTTCAGAAACAGCTTCAGCCGGGATAAACAGCAAACGTGATTTATAACCACCCATATTGTTTTGTCCAACATTCCATTTGAGTGGGGCGAAGGCAGGACCGGCAGCTAGAACTGTTGCCATAGGGCTATGAACGTCAAGTGATAATAAGTGTTGTACTTCCGGTAACAGAATAGCGGCAAGTACGCATAAAAAAGCAATGATAAACAAATACTTCCTTTTCATTGTGCTATAATATTAAAGTTAAAATAGGGAGAGGAAATTCCTCTCCGTTGATTAAGTGTACTGTGCTTCGACGGTAGTGACTTCACCTTCTTTGACTGTCACTTCTTTGTTGGCAGGCTTGGTCTTTCCGTTTACATCATTGAATACAACTGTATGTGAACCTGGAGCAAGGCCGATGAAGTATTGTCCGTTACTGCGGGATGATGCTTTTCCCTGAAGCGTCCATGAACCTTCATCAGTACCGGTGATATTTACTTGTACTGCCCCAGTCAAGCAGTAATCACCGGCCAGATCATTGGACTCATTTTTCTGCTCGTTGGTACGGAATACTTTCTCGTGCCAATCATTGATACGGGTATCATAGCCGGATTGCAACCAGAATTGCCATTCATTCGGGTCAGTATAAATGTCACGAATTTGGCAGAACCTGGTAGCTGCTTGTGTGTTGAAAGCAAGATCCATGTTACCAGCCTTTTGTAGAATGAGACGTGACCCTCTGCCGAGTGCCTCATGTGTGACAATTTCCAATGTGGGACAGAAAGCATCTTCACGAAGAAGCTCAATCATGCGTTGCGTTGTAGGATATTCCTGCATGCGTAGCTTATTGCGTAATGCTGCACGAGCAGCTTTGATAACAGTTTCTGCACATTGTAACTGTGGAGTACCTCCCTGACTGCTACGCAAGGAATTGTGTGCACCGCCAATCCATTCAACCAGATTTTCGTAAGCACTGAAATCTGTTTCGCTTTCAGGCATATTAAACTCTCCGGAAATAGCAAAGTTTCCGCGTGCTGCATTTACAGCATTGGCGATAATGATTTTATCCAACTTGGTGAAGAAGCCGTCAAAGGCTCCAAGCGGAGATTTGGAATCCTCATCGCGCTCTGCATGATACAAGGCGTAAACAATATCCTCAATATGTGAAGTCACCATAGCAAAGGCTATCCGAGTTTCAAGCGGATGCTTTTTGGTGATGTTACTTACCGGTGTGCCACCGATAATGAGTAACTCGTTGTCATCGTACTTCTGTGAGTTCTCTTTGGTGACAAATACAACATCTTTCGGTTCAATGATTGAAGGTTCGTAGCCCAAAATTTGTTCTACTTCCTTAAAATCTTTACCGATTTTATAAGATTGTGTGCCACCGGCACGACGACGCTCATTGATACGTGAATGTTTGCCTTGCAGGTCCATTACGTTCAATTTGAGTTTGGCTGCCACTTCTTTAAGGGTGGCATAGGGTAATGTGCGGAGAGCTTTGTCATAGATAACAAGCGCTTCCTGAAGTTTGGTTACATCAATAAGTTTCATAAGTTAAGGTTTAGATTAATCCTTCTTGTTTCAGTCTATCGGTTAAGACGTCGTAATTGGTTGCATGCTTGTCGCAGAAAGCTGCTAAGTCTTCCATACTGTCTTCACTTTCCGGTTCTCTCTTGGGAGACAGACCGTCATTGGCATTGGCCGGAGAATTTTTCAAATTCTTCACTTGCTCTTTGAGTTGGGCAATTTCGGTCTCTTTGCTTTCCAGAGAACTTTTCAGAGTGTTGATCTCTGCGTCTTTGGTTTCGGTTGCTGCTTTCAGCCTTGCAACTTCTTCGGTAGAGGCGTTCAGTTTATCATCCACTTCTTTCTTGGATGATACCAACAATGCGTTCTCTTGTTTTAAACGTGACATTTCGGCATCAAGTTTGTCTATGCTCTCTAATGAAAGCTCTGTTGCTTCAGCCTTATCGTCTTCAATTTTCAGAAAGGAAAGGAAACCTTTCCATTTTGGACTCAATTTCATAACGTTGGTTTGGGGTTTAGGTAATTCTGGCACTGATAGCGTATCAACACCCGCTGCCAGTAAAGCAGATGAAGAACGGTCGTACAATCTGACAGCATTGGCGTTTGCTGGGATGTCAACAATGGATGCTTCCATGATTTCGGCTTCCGTAATAGTTTCGCGGGTCTGTCCTGGAAGAAGCAAGTCTTTGTTGGCACTTGTAGCAATGATCCGGATACCAATTGAGGCGGCGGAGAAAGTCCCGGCTTCGTATTTTGCGGCCACTTCTTTAGAGAGGTCATCGACCATATCAAAAACAGGAATGGCAGAGAGTTTGTCGCCGTCAATCTGAATATCTTCCCAGTGTCCGATTGCTTTGTAGTTTCCCCATAAGGGAGAACCTTCATCACGTAGATGCATATACAACATTACCGGATTTTGCTTAAAGGCTTTAAGTATCAGCCCGGAAGTTAAAACCCGGTAACCGTATCTATTTAGTGATGAATCAGAGAGAATGATGCGTTTTTGACTCATTGCATTATTTTTGATGCAATGATACGCAGAATAATAGAAGGGTGGAAGGACGTTATATTTCTGCAAATGGTAGTTGCGGTGTGAGAACAGAGGCTTTCAGATTTAGCTCATATCCGGCTAATGCGGATGCTTTTCCTCCCGGTACTTCAGTTATGGTACCGGTCAACGGATATTCTTTAGTTCCTATAATACGTTGGTTACCATTGGCATCTGTATAATGTAAAATACATCCATTGAGGAATAAGGAACGGTAATAGCCTATTTCCTTTATAGTTATTTTATCGGCAGGAAGAAGAGTACTGAACTTATGCTCATAAATTGTTCCTGCATTTCCAGTGGAAGGTGTGGAGTTTACTATGGTTTTGCGAGGACTTATAGGCAACTGTTTCCAGGTGGCCGCTTCTTTTTTCTGAAGTTGTATGGTCTGGTCTACGATCATAAATGAAATAATATCGCTCACGAGCAAAACTTTGCATTGAATAATACCACCTATATTGTTCATAACTAATTGATTATTAATAATTACACACCTTTTATCTTACTTTTATCCTACTTTTATCACGAAAAACGGACAATTAACTACACTTGCTCTATGCAGATTTTCGTTTATATGAACGCTTTTCTTTGCTCCTAACCTTAGCTCTCCAGCGATAATAGTTTTTTAAAAAGGCATCCTCGGATAAGGAGGTAATGCCGTATTTATTAATGAAATTATGGATGCTGATGATAAAAGTCACTCCATATCGATGCTTTTGTTCATCAGCAAACTCGTGCATTTCGGCCCACATCATGATTTCCAATTGTCGCACAATCAGCGTTTGGGAACGGACTCCCAGATAATTATAGGTTTCGGGATTTTTACCGATTGAACGTACTGGTAGGAGTATCTCTAAATTTCCGCGATCAATAGGATGAGTTGCCGGGCGCTTCTCCAATAGATCATAAATAACATGATAGATATCCAATGAATCTGGAAATCTCACAGGTGTCTCTTGGAAATTGCAGAATTTGCCAATTAGATACTCTCGAATATGTTCAGGTACTGTAATTTTAGTAGTCATCATGTGTAGCAGTAAATTCACAGCTAAAGTAATATAAATAAGTGAATTATCTATGCTCCGGGCTACATTTTTTGTAATTACATTCAATATAACCCTTGTTAAATCAGTTCTATTTTTTTGTACTTTCGTACAAATGCTACAATAAATTTATACTTGATGTTGAAAATCAGGTGTTTATGCCGGTACAAAAGCCGTCCTTTTTTAGTACAATTTTTCGCTTTGTGTACAAAATGCGATTTCGTGCATAAAAGTACGAATCGTACGGTTTTGTACAAAAATCGTGCAATGTTTAAATATTTGATTTATAATGTAATAAATATGGAAAAATAGTACTCCGCACGAAAGTACAAAATAATTTCCTATTTTTATATAGGGTATTTTTACAAAAAGAAAAAATAATAAAAAATATATATATTGCCCTTGCCTGGAATCTGCATGCTTCTCATGCACAGTTGTTCAAAATTATGTTCTAATATGAAAGGGGTAAAAGGGGAAACGCCGAAAAGAAACGACGGCAGTACATGTGCACTGCCGTCGAAAGAATACTTCACGTTGTGTTATCAAGAATACTCTGCTTATCGTAAATCACCAGGATAGAATGTTTGCGCTATGAACTCATATTCCCTGGGTAGGCTTTTTGTACCCAAAATGACACAAATACCTCGTGCTGCAAGCTCATAAAGGCGTTGTGTTGTAAGTACAGCCCCTCGAAAATTATAGCTGCTGCAAAGAACAAAATAGGTTGTAGGTATGTCTATTGAATAAATATCTTTTTTGATGATTTTCATTGCATCAGAGGCGGTCATTGCGAATCCGAGACGGACAGCCAGACGTGCGATCAACTGTTCCCTCTCTTGGATGGTAGGGGCTATAACTACATGTATTTCTGTCTCTTATACACATCTGACGCTGCCGACGACTA